GAATAATTTTAGCCATGGGCTCGTTTGCGATTTGTCGCAAAAATACCCTCATGCTTGCTTGCTGGTACTCGTTAAGCTCAAAAAGGCCCGTGTATTCTTTACCATCAATCTTGGCAGTTGAGTTGGCATTAAATACGTCATCGCTGGTCGTGCCCATTACGCTGGCTATTCTCGCCTGCACTGCCTTTATGATTGACTCGTAACTGCTTGTAGGGACAATGCTTCTCGGCGTAAGCTCTGTAAAGTCAACACTGCTAACGTTCCGCTTAAAATGCTCACCGACAACGTAGCCGACTGCACGAACAAACAGTTCATCGGCTGCGATTTCTTCTACATCGTCAGTAATCCCTAAAGCTTGGCGAACGTCTGTTGGGTTAAAGTTTACGTCCCAAAACTCTTTCTGCCGCCCGACAGCAGCCACTGCACCTGATCTAATTTGCTCTTCTGCGTCATCTGAAATGATGACCTTCACTGGGGTGCCCCAGCCGCGACCACGAACATCAGAAGCGTCAATCATAATTGCGACAGCGTCGTCTTCATGAATCCTGTTGGCATCAAAAATGTTGTTAAGTCGAGCAGAGGCCTCTATTCCAGTCCCAACCTTGTCAGCCTCAGAGCGAATTCTTATCCACTGGTTTCCGAATCGAGTCTGAAAGTCGTGGTAAAACCTGTAAACTCCGCCAACTTTACCTGAGCCACCTGGGTTTGCCCCATTGCCCTGAAGGTCGAAAAACGTGTTCAGCGAGTCCCTAAGCTGAGCTTTTCCTCTTTCTGTAAGGGTGGCCACCTCTCTTCCGCCACGGTGGGTTACTTTTGTGTGCTCAAACTGCTTGTAAAGTGTTTTTACCCACGCATCGCCCATCAAAAGCCGAAGCGGGTTGCTTGCGTCTTCTGGGTCGTACCCTGTGAACAACTCCTCAACGTCGCCGCGCCGAAAAAACCCGGCAATATTCTGTGCCTGTTGTTTTGTTAGACCAAGATCTTTGTTGGCCTTCTTGCCAACCTCCTTTCCTGGCTCTGGGATTCTTGCCTCGATGCTCCAGTCTTGATCACCAAGCCGCCGAACAACAACATTTTTCATGTAGTCGGTTGGGTTTTGGTAGTTAGACATGCCTTTTGAGCCATCTACTGCCGCACGAATAGCCTGGGCCTCAAGGTACCCCATAACAACCGCGTAATCGCTATCAAACAGGAGGCCCTCGTCAACGAGCTTGGAGACTTCTGCTGCAACAGATTGATACTCTGGGGTTGACCTAAGGGCTGCTGTTTCTGGGTCGCCATACTTCATCATGATGTCAAGAAGAGCAACATGAAGCCTGCCTGACTCCGAGAAATGAATATTAAGCTGACGCTCAACGTCTCTGTGGTCAGTGACTGTGTCTAAAACCCTGCGAATAGTTCGCTGAAGCTTTGGAGGAAGGTTCTTGTACACGTTCTGGCCGTCTGGGGTTTTTAGCTTCTTACGAAGAAAAACCTCTGTGACGTGTGCAACGTTTTCCCACACTTCCGCCTTTGTGCTGACCTTAATTTCATCGACAGCTTCTTTGTAAGACAAGGGCTTCTTCTTGCGAGTCATCAGGCCTACAGCCTGTTCTGCCAGCCACTGCTCTTCATAGCTCAGGCCCTCCAGCCCGGTTTCAGCAAGTGACGCCCTAAGGTCTTCAACAGAAGGATCACCCTCGAACCTCTTGCTCAGCCGCTCTGAGGCCATTGTTGCCCTCTTGGACACCTTCGCAAGCTTTTGAAACGACTTTGGGAACGCACCGGCAGCAAAGGCAGACGCAGAGTAACCAAGACCCTTTGTGGCCCTCATGGTCTTGAGCCCACCATGGACTGTACGAATTGGCGCAGAAGCTATTCTGTACTGGCCGTACTCCCACGGAACCAACAAATCAGCACCAATGCCCAAAATCGCAGAAAAATGGTACTGCCAGTCTCCGCGCTTGTAGCCGCTGAATAGAGCCTCGTCAGTAAGGTGCCTCGAGAACCCCATCTCTCTCGTTTCAATATTGGCCAACACTCTTGACCACCACGTAGAGTCAGGATCACGCTTACCGTAGTTGTAGCGGAAGTCTCTGCTGGCCGGGGTCAGTGGAATATCGAAAGGTAAGCGGGCCTCTGCAACCGTTTCAGTTAGCCCGCCAATAACCGACAACAATCGCGCAACTCTGCCCTCAACAAGGTAAATCTTTCCATCTACCGTTTGAGTTGTGAGCATTGACTCGCCGACATCGCGCTCTAAATCAAGCGTTCCAGGCAACCCTGAGGCGTCTTGGGCGCCGATAATGTAATCAACGCCATCAACCATTCTGTCTACAACTTCATTGATTGACGGGATGGTCTCTTTCCATACCGCAAAAGGGAGGCTCCCAAGCGGTACGCTATTAAGCATGCGCTGAAGGTCTTCATCGCTTTCGCCATCCAAAACCATGGAGGCAAATCGTGAGATCTGACCAAGATCTCGCTGCATTGCAACGCTTCTGTTCTCTTTTACGTACTTCTTTGCAGCGTCTAGGCTGGGCTGTGTCAGCTTGGCCTTTTCTGGCATATCTTTGTATGAGTACCCAAAAAGATTTCGATTTAGCTCGTCTCTAAGCTCTTTCTTGATCGACCCTTCATCTTCGCCCCTTTCCCGCGCCAGGCGTACATTCAGCGCGACCTGCTCCATTGCCTCAGTAGGGTTTGCTGCGCGTAGCTCCTCCTTAAACCTTTCAAGGTCTTTGCCCTCCAAGAAGATAGGCGCAAAAAAGTCCGCCGCCCCGCTTACGATCGCTGTCCTTGATACAAAGTCTCTGAGTCCCCCGGCGACCATTGGTCCGCCCTCAAACATCTCTACAGGCCGAAAAAACGACTGGTTCTGCTCCTTGCCGCGCATTAGGCCCGCTTCCTTGGCCTCCTCTTCGGTCATCTTGGTCTGACCCGTAAACGCATCACGAATGCCGTCCAAGATTGATTTTTCACCGTTCTGGGTCTGCTTTCGGACCCTTGCCTCGGTTTCTTGCCAATTCTTGATGGAAGCCTGTCTAGGCTGGGCCTCACCGGCTGGTGAAATTGGAAGCAATCGAAGGCCAGCCGCCCGACGAAGTTGCCCAATTCGCCCAGTTGGGTAGCTAAGCTCTTCGATAAACGCAACCGCTGGAGTTGCCTCTCTCAGTTCTTCAGCAAAATCTTCATCACCCTGATCGATTGCCTCAATAATATCAGCAACCTTTTTATTAAAAGAGGCCATCTCCTTAAGGTTTGGGTTTGCCTTGATGGCGTCTTTTATCTGACCAATTGTGGGCTTATCAAGAGGAATGGCCCTGTGCAGAGGAAATTGGTATGCCCTGTATTCCTCGTCCGCCATCTCGGCGTCAATCTTCTCTTCCGGTACACGGCCAGCGTACATGCGCTCTTTGTGGAGCCTTACTGCTCGAAGATATTCATCAGCAGCCTTGGTTATGTGGGAACCAAGAACAGGCTCCCTGAATTGGGGCATCTTCTCCATTGCCTCGAGAGTATCTTCCATTGAGATAATCTCCTGCTCTTCTGGTGCAGGGATTACTTCAGCGTCAACGGGAGCTTCAGCCGCACTGTCGCCGCCAATCGGACCAAGGTCACCAAACGCCTCCTCCATAAGGCTCCGCATAAGAACATCGTCGTCGGTAATTTGGTCTTGCTCAGCCACGATTTACCTCTACTTCTGTTGAGTCCGCAAAGACTGCTTAAGCAACTCGTTGGCAGCCTTTTCAGCCTCAAGCTCATCTCTAAGCTGCTCTTCCGTCATCTTCTTTATACGACGCTTTTCTGCTGCTTCTGCCGCTCGAGCCTTAGCTTTTTCTATTTGTTCTGGGTCATTACGATAAAGAAAAGGCGCAGCCCCAAAAGCCGCTGTACCGGCTCCGGTTGCAGCACCAGTGCCAAGCATAGCCCCAGACCCGGCATAACCAAGCGCTCCACCAGTGCCCGCTATCAAAAAGCCTGCTAACACTCCAGCAGCCACCGCCGATCCTTCACTGAGCATCCATTCTGGAATTTTCTCGTTTTGGACCTTTTTCTTCATCGCATACCTGAGGCCCACCAGAAAGTCCTCTCGGTCGTATTTGTTATCCAACTTTCTGTATGCCTCAAGTGGGTCGCCACTCTCCCACCTACCACCATGCACCTCGCCTTCAACGGGCTGATCTCGCAACCCTTCAAGCCACCAGTTACCGTGGTCTCCCCTTAAAGCGTCTGGGAAGGTGTTTGATTCTGCCATTTTACGTATGTCATCATCGGTAAGCATACTTAGGCTTACGTGCTCTGGCGGCATTCTCTGCGGGGTTCTACGCAACATCTCAGGAGCGCCTTCAGTGGGGACGCCCGAGCCATAAAGATCAACCATCCCAAGTGACTCTAGCTGTTCAAGTTGCGCGATGTCGCTCGAGGTGAGTGAATCGATGTCGACAGGCGCTGTGGGAGGCAAAAACTGATTACGCGACATTTCTCGCAATCGGTCTGCATCAGATTCTTCTGGTGTAGGCACGTACAGACCTTGTTGTGCTGAATCGTCATCACCATTGCCGTCAGCAATGGCGTAACCCTTGTTATTGGCCCACTCCTCTTCTTCTGCGTCCCAGTCTCCGTATACATCGTCACTATTCATAGCTTTGCTCTCCGACTGCTTGCTCAAGTATGCTCTCGGCCTTTTCGTTCTCGTTTATGATCTGTTCGTTCATAGAAATAAACTGATCATCAATAAGCTTGGAGACCCTGTAAATCGAGGGCTCCCCGCCAATGTACTCTTCCGACATTGGATTATCTTCGATGGCGGCCCTAATGTTCACCCCAGCAGACCCGAGAAGGTCTTCAGGCATGCGCTCTACGGTCTGATAGATGTCTTGAACTGCTCCCACCATTCCATCAATATCGTCGTTGTCTCTGGCGGCGCGCATGGACTCAATCTTTGGATTCAATACAACGGCAATATTTGTCTTTAAAGGCATAAATACGCTGTTGTATGCTGCCGAGCGCTTTTCAGGCTGAGTGCCGTACCTTTGAATCTTTAGATAGTTCCTAGACACGGGAGAATCTCCCTGTCCGATAGTGTCCAAAGCGAAAGCGGCAAGACGGTCCCTATTTTTAACGTTCTTTGATAGCTCGTCGTATTGAGCAATAACCTCACCCATAGAGCTAACAATGCTTCCTGGCTTAAGGCCTTTTCGAGACACCGCGAACGCCGTGTCTGACCCGCTAAGGCTTCCGCCAAAAGTCTTAAAAGAAGACGACACTTGGTCCATTGCGTCAGCCAGGCCAGAAAAGTCAGCGGCATTCTTATCCCCGCCAGCGGCATTCATTTTGTCTTGATATCTAGAGATTCGGTCTTTCAGAAACCGGGAGAAATTTCCACCCTCACCGGCTGGGAACGTCATTTCTCCGACCCCAGCAATATCCCTCAACCCCTGCTCGGCCTCACCCATTCGATAAAGCGCCTCCATTCGATCACCTCGTCGAGATGGCCGGGATGAGAAGGGATCAAAAGCGAGGTTCATGCCGCCCATGCCGGTGAGCAATTCGCGTTGCTCGATCTCCCTCTGGCGCCGCCTTCCAGACACGCCCTCAAGTCGCCGCTCTAAGCGCGGAATAGACTCTCTGATGATGTCTAGTGTTGGGTTGATGTTAAGTTGCTCTTCTACTATTCGCTTTATCTCTTTAGGTTGAAGGACCCTTCCGCTGGACTCCATAAGCTTAAGAGCGCTAGCATATAGGCCCCTCTGTGACTCAAGAGCGTAGTCCCTGTCGGCTGCAACCCTGTAGTGCTCATTAAGAATATCTAGACCATCAGGCCCCGTGCCTGGGTATTTAGCCTGATTTGTGATTTCCCTAAGCTCAGTTATTATGTCTTGTACGTCTTGTGCCTCGGCTTTTTTACCCTCCTTTTGGTAGCCCTCTTTCATACTTAGGAGCCTATCTCTTGGTGCGGTTACCGCATACAGCCACGCATGTTCCATGGCTATCTCGCCCTTTGCGCCCTTTTTTGTGGTTGCCCCTGTTACCCTGTCTGGGGTTAGCGCATCACCAAGGCCAGCAACATACCCTGATTTAATTGTCTCCATTGCGTCCAGTTGCTCCTGCGCAGAAGCATTACCGTCTCTATGGGCTTTAGATATTCTCAAGTACTCAGCAATTTCGCCGTTCTGCACCATTGACCTAAGCTTTCCGTCGATAATGCTCTTGGACTCCTGGTCTGCGCTTGCTTCAGCGTACTTCCCCGCGACCATGATAGCGTTGTCCAAAACATCCATCTGCTTTACGGTAAGGCCTTCCAAGAATTTCATGTTGGCCTGGTAAGTCTTTACTCTATCGTCTGTCATGGCCTTGATCATCTTGAACTTTTCGGCTTGGTTTTTGCCTTTAAGTTCAGCGATGAGCTTATACTTGTTGTCGATTCGATCCTCGATGTCCATTTCAAGCTCGATCATTGACGACGGGTCTGCCATTTTTAGACGCATCTTCCAGATCGCAAGGTTTATTTCCGAGCGAATCTTCATAAACGATGCCATTGCCGCGCCAGCAAACGTGTTGTAGCTTTCTATTCGAGGATCTCTGACCCCATCACGTCCAAGTGAAAACATCTCTTCTCCTACGAGTAGTTTGAAAGTACGTACCAGCCTTCTCCAGACGATATGCACGTAATGCATCCGCGCTCAGGAATCGAGATGGACGTAACAAGGTCTATCTTATCGCCCCTTAGTGAGACAAGTACACAACTACTTTGCCCGTTATCGTCCACACGTTTTACGTGGAACACGCGATTACCATTTTCAGACGCTCTTGGCAGGCTGACGACAATTGGCTTCTTGCGCGCATCAACAAAAAGAACTGACTCTTTGGTCAGTTTATAGTCGTTATAGGTCGTCGCGGTATTCAGTCTCTGCTCAGAAGCAATGCTCTGTATTTTCGAGTCAGACGTTCTTCGGCCTCCCCGAAGGTTTGGTGCGGCTATGCCGCCATTGAATTCCCAACGAGTACTAAGGTCGCAGTGTTCAGGGCTAATTGACCCAGGCTCAATGGCGTCTCCAGTAATAGAGCCGTCTGGAAGACCTGAGATCTCCAGGGCCGTCTCAACGGCCTCGGTGAAGAACTCAAACTGGTCTTCGTCCATTGTGTATGGGTTTTCCGTTGTCATTCAGTCTTCCAGACAGACTCGCTCTTAACAAATCCTTCTGGAGCAGACTCAGGCATGTTTTTGGGAACAGCAGCAAACCTAACTGGGCCCTCTCCAGGGGGAGTTTGATAAATTATATAATTTGCCTCTAAACCTTTAATTTTATTGCTAAGTTCATTCATGCTTTTGGTTTTAATAACATTCGGGAAGGTGTCGACATATGATGCGGACCCTCCAATCATCTCAGCCAAAGTCTGCCCAAGCGTTTTGCCTGTTTCAAGCACTGTTTCTCGGCCCTTCAAGCGAGGATCATCAGGGCCAGTAACCGGCTTTTGCTTACGGGTAGCGTCCTGTAGCCTAACTGTTGCCTCTGCCTCACGTAGCTCCCGAATACCAGGAGTGGGTGTTGCTCTTTGGCCCTGAACAGCAGCCGAATCAGCCTTCTTCTGGGCTCTTGTCTGCTTGTCGGTAGCCCCACCACGACCCTCGTAGTGAGACATCATGTATACATCGTAGGCGCGAGTTCCTGGGATAAACCCGGCAGCAGTAGCTTTCATGTGCAGCTTCTCAATGTCAGCCATTGATGCGCCTTTATCGATCAACCTATCCATGGCTGGACGATTGTCTTGGGCAACCTTGTTTGCCATTGCGGTCATTCCAACCTTTACAAGATCACCAACAAGAGCCTGGTCGTACTTCATCTGCTGCAATTGGACCTTGTCCAAGACAGCAACCATGTTGTCTGCTCTGGCTTGAGCCGCCCTCTTTTTGGCCTCATCAAGCTCCATAAGCTTAAGATTCTTATCCTCAATAATGGCTGCTGCCTCAAGTGGCGCATCAGCTAGGGCCTGAGTTCCAACATCCCTAGCTGCGACAACATCCTCTACGCTGGCAGTTCTTCCTGCTGCTGCAAGGTATGACCCAACGTCGGATTTAATCTCTTCGATCTCAGTCCTTACCGGCGCCGTTGCCATTTGAACCATTTGAGCTTTCTCTTCAGCAGACACCTTGGGTGTTGGCGCCTTCAACTCAGCCTGAGCCTCAGCAAGTTGTTGTTCAGCGTAGCGGACGCCTTCTGTGTCGGCTTCCTGGGCTTTTAGATACCGCTCAATGCCAGCCCCAAGCAATCCAATACCAGCAGTGATGGCCATGTCTTTGTTTCGCATGGGCTGTTTACCCATGCCATAGTAGGCGCCTGTTTGCTGAGGATAATAGTACGGCCCTGGCTGGTTCCTTGCGTATCGACCCTGATAGCTTCTGTACCCATACGGATCGACGCCGTACGGTTCAGCAAGTAGTTCACCTAGCTCTGTTGCTTCATCTTGATCTTGAGCCACTTGAGCCTCCTAGCTTATGCCTCTGCTTCGTTCCCAACTATCGAATGCGCTTCCCTTAACTTCAACCCTTGGTGCTGGGGCCACGCTATGAATCGCCTCTTGAGCGGCGCCGCCCAAATGCATCCCTTTGCGGGTATTTGCGATTTTAACAGCCTTCCTGTCTGCCCTTGCTTGGGCGCTTCTTGCCTTTGCGTCTGCTGTCACATGTCGCTGCTTAAATTTCTCATGACGCTTTCTGTATCGCTTGTCTGCGGCCCTTCTAGCCTTTTCCCTGGCTTTTTTTGCCTCTTCTTCTCCACCAGTAGAGAATCCGAGCCACCCACCGATTGCTTGGCCTATACCGGAGCCAGCACCAGCGCCGATTAACGCACCAAGGGCCGTTCCGACACCGGGTACGACACTTCCAATCGCCGCACCAGCGGCTGCACCGGCACCTGCTCCGCCAAGAGTACCAACCATCTGGCCTGTGGCCTGAGCCTTCCTTTTACCCCGAAGGCGGCCCTGGGCCTCTCCAGACTTTTCCGCTGCACGTATCTCTGCATGGTAAGTATCTTCGTAAACATTGCTCATAATGCAGCCCTATAGTGATTTCATTTTAGCCGATTTTGACCGCTAAGGCGCGGATGAAATTTGACCTTTATCTAATTCTTCTTGAAGCTTCATCGCCGCGTTCCACCTGCCAAGGTACTGGCGTGTTTCCATTGGCATCCTGTCTGTGGGGTCAGACTTCCATTTTGAAACATTGCCCCAGCCCCAATTGTACTTCATGAGCGCTTCGTTGAGGTCACCGTCAGACCCTCTAACTAAGCCGCCAAAAAACTTTCCAGCGGCATAAATTGACTTCACCGGATCGGTGCGCTCGTCAACTTGATCGTCAACGCGAAGGTGAACCGACCTTGCGATATCCGGCATAAACTGCATTAGACCTTTGGCTCCAGCGCTGCTGCCCGCACTCGGGTCACCCATCGACTCGACGGCAGCAATAGAAAGCAAAGACCCCCTCGGCAGGTTGTTCTCTATTTCAGCCTTCTCAAAATGATCAGACCACTTCATAGATCGCCGCAGCCCAATCCCAATACCTTTAATTTTCTGTTCGCTAGGATTAACGATTTCAGAAAGAATTCGATCATTAAGGGAGAGCACCGTAGGCTCAATGGGCTGATTGGTGTCCATTGACGCCTCAAGCGCTTTGTCGTCAGTGACCGGGTCTGGCTTGGCCTTGTCCTTGGCTTTGCCCCACTCCTCTAATGACGCATCCCAGCCTCTATCCTCGTACGGTATAGCCAACTTTAAATCCTCTGGTCATCGAATGTGTTTGCGTATCTCCACTCCTCAAGACCGGCCTTGGAGCCCTTTAGTCTGCCAGCATATTGAACGTCAATAACCATGTTTTTTGCCTTAAAAAATACAGCATTGCTCTGCCTTACGTAGCCCCAACCAAGATTATCGTCGTGTCTAATAGTAGACTTGCTATAAAGAATGCCTGGTTCTGATGTACACTTAAAGGCCAAGCCAATGTCATACACCCCTGGTCTCAAGTAAATCCGCTTAACGATATTATGCTGGTGCCGCCCAAGCATATGAAATAAAAGCCGACCCTTATTGACAAGGCGGGCGTCCGCACCCCTTGGCGTTGCCCTAGGTTCGATTAGGTTCGTGTAAATGTACCTCTTTGTAGACCCCAGAACATCGGAAAGCAAGCCGTCTTTCCCATGAACGGCCAAGCCAACCGTGCCAGCAAGTTGGCTTTGTCCTCCATAATTGGACTGGCGCGTACTTCCACCGAAATCTTTGTCCCCTTCAATAGCCTTGCTATACTGAATACCGCCAAGCTCATAGCAGAAAAAAGAAGAAGTGACGTATACGTATGCGGAATCTCTGATCTTTATTCTTGCCGCAGTGTGGGGTATTGCCTCCCAAGACCCACCAGTGGTTGAGGGGGTAAATACAACGGCTTTTCTGTGCCCTCCGTGAGTGCGCCTGTGGTGTATTTGGCTACTAACTGCCTCCATTCTAGGCGCAGGTCGTCCATAAAATTCTGGCTTTAGTATGTGATTTTGCCCAATATAACCATCGGTTTCAAACCCAGAAGAGAAGTGACCAATCGGAGCCCCGTCGCCGGTATAGGCCCTGATAGACCTGCCGCTTGCGCCTTCAACTTCTGGGTGGCCATCCACCCACGTGGGGTTGGTAGGCATGGCGACTGGGTCATGGTCTGGCGGGGTAGCAAAAGAGTCGCGAGTGATGCCAGTGTTTACAAACTGCTCTGCTTGAATAATTGAGTTGTTAATATCGTCCGCTTCTACAAACCTTGTATCGTCCGTTATTGTCGGTTTATCGTAGCCCGCCATGCCTACCTCCTAAACTTCTGAACGTGCATGTTTACGTGTCCAATCTTTGGGGCGTTGTTTCTTGCGGTAACTGGCACAGGGGCTAAAACGCCGGTTCCGCCCGCCTCCATGCCGATGGATGTGCCATCGGGAAAGTTTTTGTGCCTTCTAACCACAAGCATGGCGTAGTACCTTCCAGGCTCCCTCATGTCGATCGCACACATGTTGTTATCTAGACTATACGTGTGATTGTTTTCACCAGAAGACCCAGAAGCTATCAATGTAAACGATGATGTCATTTTAGACCTTCTGTCGTATTGATTTCTAATGGTGTCTTTTTTTGATGTGTACTTAGACCATCGTGAATGCATGCCGATCTGCTGCACAGCAAAAATATTTCCATCAGGGTTGTCTATTCTTCTTACACCTTCATGAGGGTATTCCTCCGTAAGAAAATAGGGCGAATGCGTGCCCGGCTCCAGCCGCTTGACTGCAATTCCAAATTTAAAAAATTGCTCGGTTCTGACCTTTGATGCAACGCTCTCGCCATCACTATCTCTACCCTGGTGGCCATAGTCTCCAATATCGAATTCCATATAAAAACTGCATCTGATAATGCAATACGTGTCTAGGTTGGGCTCCCAGTCCCAATAAACGCAGCATACGTCTTCAGAAAGACCTCCTTTAAATGGCATAGTGGTGCCCCCTCCAGGCATCCCGAGGCCACCAACAGGAATCCACTCGTCTACTTTGTAGTCTGGAATACGAATATGTTTTGGCGTTCCAGAGTAAAACGATTCTGATGCGTCTATCCCTTTGCTGCCGCTCGCTGCGGTGTTTCCCCACGTTTCGTCGCTTTTAAATACCCGCCTATCTAGGCCTTCTTCTCTAATGTTCTGGCCAGTGAGCCTTTCGCTTACGTGTTCCCACGAGTTGTTGGTAGCATTAATGTCCGACCTGCTAAGCTGATCGCCTTCTGTAATTTTGGCGACCGTAACGTCGCCTGATCCTGATTCGCTCATTATCTGCCTCTAATCTGAACCACTAGGTTTGAGTTTCTAATAGAACAATCGTGCCTAATCCAAGGCTTACTGTCTTCGTTTGGTTCGTAGGTGGGGTTTCCACCGGAAGAGGCCTTGCTGCCGCCCTTTGCGGGGTTGTACCAAACAAACCTTGCCTCCAGTTGAACGGTGTGTTCTCCCGCACTTATCGGCACCGCGCCGGTTAAATAAATTGGATGATGGACAAGCTCGGGGCCCATGTACCCAGTACTGGCAACCGCCTCTCCATCAACGGTAATTCTAAACTGAGAGCACAAAATCCACAACTCTGTGTGCCTGTTTGGCCCATCTGGGTCTTTAAACCAGTACGGCACCCCAAGGGTGTAGTATCTTCTTTTGTCGTCCCACTTTGGCATATCGGATCCAGGCGGAAAAATTCTTTGGTGATAAAGAGACCATGCGCTTTTGTAGAACTCGGTCGTATCGCGCATAGAGCCGAGGTTTGGCAGCCACGAAACAGTAGCAGAAAGCTCCGCAATCAACATAGAGTCAACATCGGTTCTAAATTTATAAAAAGGCATCCTCGTTGTACTGTCGCAACCGTAAGGCGGATACCACTCGCTTGGACGAGGGTAGAAGGATTCAGTCCCGTCGCTGCGGATCTCGGCATATGAGGTGGGCCGTTCTTCTCTATGCTTAAGTAGCGGGTAGTCTTCTTCAACATAGCTGCCAGGCCATCCTGGGCCTCGGTCCATATCGGTTAGTGTCGCCATAACTCCATTGTCCGTGGCTACACCTGGGACAGTCCCAGCCGGGAGGCTGAGAGATTCAATGTCAAATGTCTTGTGTGCGATATGCTCCCTTATTGGGTAGGATCCGACACCGTGCCACCTTGTTCTTGAGTCCTCCCTTCCGAGGTAATCAGCATCGTTTGACCAGCCAGCGCGAGTATGAGTAAAAATATAGCTATACTGAGCAAACTTGTGATTCATTAGAACCCGCGTAAACGTGTCCCTTTTTACGTGCGAAGCGTCAAGCGTATGGTTGGCCACGTTGTCGCTATCAAGGTATCCATTTACTTCAGAAGCAAGGTCGCCTTGGCTAATTCGCCACGGTGATGGCTCAACTATTTCCCCGTCTATAACTGTTGTTTTCCGCTTCTTCCACGACATGCTATCTCCGGTCTGGCTTGAGTGCTTCGTTTAAGGGTTTAATCTTACGCTGCTCTCCAACCTTAGCCTCTATGTCGTAACCGATGATTTCAATCTTTGTGCCACTTGGGGCATCATCCGCTTTTGAAAATGTGACGCCGAACTCTCTGGCTGGACCCTTGTGGGTGGCGCTGACATCGTATCTGAGCACTGTTGGCCTGTACTCGCCCCAGTAATCCTTGTCCCACTCCGCTTTTCCGTAGACAGGGTATCTTTCGTTGGGGTCTTGCTGATCAACATTCTGGCCATTCTTTCTGACCTCAAAAACAGACCTATTAACAGTGTAGTTTAGAGACATTTGATTATCTCCATACCCGATGGCATAGACGTAAACATGCGCAGGCTGAACACTTGTAAACACAGTTCCGAATGGCTGATTTGGCGTCTTGTAAATTGGCTCAACATCCCAAGTTTGGCCCTTCATGGAGTACCCTTTGGAGTAGTGCCCAATCCCAACAGTCTTCATCAATGGGAGCAAATCGGTCCTTGACATCCTGTCTGTTCCAATTGATGAACGGCCCATCGAACTCAACTCACTCCCTCGATACCTTTTTGAAACGTTCTCTTCGTGCTCTATGCCAAAGAAAACGTACCCCCTGTGGTCTTTGGACACTGTCGCGCACGAAATCGGAAAGTTTTTTCGAGTACTCCACGAGCCAGCAAGGTAGTGGTATACGAGTACAAGATTATTTACTTTTGACCCATCCATCGGGACAGCGAGCCAATACTCGTTGTCCTCTTCGTTTACAAGCCCAACCGAACGAATCGCCGCAGAGGAATTAATTTTCTCGATGTGGTCTGGTATTTCTGTGGATAGCTTCACAACGTTTGTGATCGTTCCAGTGTTCTCAAGTGCCCCCTCGAGCAGGTAAATCCCCTTTTCAGACAAAAATGCCAGCCCGACCCCAGGCAACTCAGCAAGGCTGTTTGGGGCGCACATACCAATGTCTTGGGTAAGAGTTTGAGCAAAGAAGCCTTTTCTAGGATCTCCTTTGATAAGGTAAATTCCTCTCGTTTTAAAAACCACAAGGGCATTTTTTGTGGCACGAATTCCGGTAACGGGACCACCGTCTCCGTCGCTGATGTGTATTTTATTTCGTTTAGGAAAGGTCTCTGGAAAATTTGGTGCTGAGTATCTGATTTTGTTGTCGGTATCGCCACAAACAAACATAGTATTCTTAAAGCTAGCGATAAACCTAGCATTTTGAGGAAAGTAGCCGAACTTCCGTGTTTTAAGCAGGCTCCCCAGTGATGCGTCAGGGTGGCTGTCTACCCACCTTTTCGTCATGTTGTCTGGAATCTCCTTTAGGAAGTAGTACCGCTCACCCTTACCCCTTCCAACGTGCTTTCCTTTAGGGTTGTATAGGTTTCTAGTCCTATAAATTCGTCGAGCCACACACTCTGACGGGCCCCTTGGAATTTCAACGGTCAGCATGGTTGAGCCATGATGGTTTGGCTCTCCAGTTCCATTGAATGTCTTACACAGAGGGCTAGCCTTTGACGGCTCAGACTCGTGACCACGCTCATTTACAAAAGTAACCTTATACTTCCAACCAACCCTTCTTCTGTCAAACTGCTTATTGAACCTAAGGGCAAACCTAAGAGCCAAGTTGTCATCGTAGGATGTGCCATCATCACTCTCTTCGACCCCGGCCGCTAAAGCCTCCGCTGTTATTGTCGTACCGCTATCTGCATCCCCCTCAGCCCAGTTCATTATTTCTAGATAATGAGGGCGGTACTTTCCAGTCTTATACTTGGCAAAGCTGCCTGGGCCCATCCCGTGGTACCTGAAATCCTCGAACCTGCCCAGCCAGCACGAGGATTCGTGTGTCACCCCCGCAAGAATGAGTGGAAAAACGCCACCCTCGAAGTACTCATCTTTTGGTATCCCAATAGCAGTGGGAAATGTCGCCGTATCAAGCCAATGGCAGGCGTGTGCGCTGGGCGCGTCTGGCTCAAGGTTAAATCCTGCATTTTCAACGTATTCGCCGTTAAAAACTATTGGACGCTGGTAGCCATTTACAATGTACAGCCTATTCCCCCAGGACTGGTACTGAGTAGGGACGCAGAGACCAGGGTCAAACCTATTGTCTATAGCCTTAAGGCCCTCGCCGACATCTGCATCGCCAGCGGTACTTCTATTGTCTCGCTTAAACTCAACCATCACCCTGGATGGCTCTTTATTTCCACTATTTGAGGCGTCCCAATACGCCCGTGACCCGTCAAAATATCGAAGCTCCAGAAGGTCTTCCGATATACTTCTTTTATCAACATCCCAGGTTTGCTGCTCATAGACTAGAAACTGCCTGGCTCCGTTATGCTGAGCAAACCAATGAATACTTCTTACATGTGGAAAGTGCAGTCTAGTAATCTCATAAGTGCTTCCGTCGTCTCTGTATGAACCCGTGACTGGGTCATAGGAGCTAGCTGAGACTCCCCCTGTCCCATAGTTGCCCACGTAGTAGGGTGAAAATCTAAAAAATGGGCGCCACCCACCAGACGTTGACCATGAATCAGAACTATTCCAAGTCATGTCTTGAATGTGTAGTGCGTTATATGGATCAGTTATCCACCTTTGATCAATGCCCCGAAGATTAAATACCTGAAATGTTTGAGTAAGCATGTTTTATCCAACCTTGGATGGCGTTCCCCATCGCTCACCAGCAAATACAGTCTGGTCAAATGATCCACGAACGTACTTTCGATTGGTTCTAGCTAAGTACTTCTGCCGCATTCGCTCAAGCAAGTTCTCCGCCTTTATTTCGTACAACTGGGCTTGGCTTGTAATCCCATGCTGAAGACACATGTCAGCCAAAGCCATGTAAACAAGCAGGTGGTGATACTGGACTGGCCACTCTGGAGTATCTCCGTCTGCAACAAGCCGCTTTGGTCTTGATAGGTACCGAATCTGAATGTCCATGTCTTGGCTTGGCGGCCTGTAAACCTTAAGGGTCTGACGGGGGCCAGACTCATCAAGAATCTTTACCTTTGAAAGCTCTCCATCGTGGTATGTCCAACAACCCTGCTGCATCCAATACGCATCAGGCCATCCAAGAATTGCAGCACGAGTTCCACCAGGGTGGATTTCTGACGCGAAATCGTAGGATTCCTCACCCTCTCGGTTCCAGGACGACTGCTTCATTCCTCGGTCCCACGCTACTTGGTCTGTGAAGTGGTCACCAATGTGCATAAACCTCTGGTAGCCCTGCCACCGAAGGCTTGTGGAATCTCCAGGCTCCATGACCTTTCTCCGGTAAACTCGAATGATCCTTCCTGTCATCCTGTGCTTTACGTCTTGGCGATCATCAGTGCGGGTTGATGGCGCACGATCAAGGCCCAGCTTTATCTTAGTGCCGGGCGGAGCGGCTGGATCCTTTGTGCCGGCCGGACCATAAGAACCCTTCCGCCTAAAGACACCCTCAATGGATTGAAAGCTCAGCCTTGCACCATAATAATCGTGATCATTCGGAAGCGTTATTCTGGTAATTGGTGATGGCGGCGACTCTATTCCTGCGTACACAAATGTGTAGCAATACTCATAAGTGTCGCCCCCATAAAGCTTGAAATTGGCTTCCACATTAGCGTACTCCTCGCCTCGGCAAGTATCGGAGTCCCAAACTTTAACACTGGGCGGAACCATCGGTGCATCGAGTATTACCGGCATCCCCTCAATCGCAACAACTGGGTCACCAGTGCTATCTCGGTCTAAGAAAAGCCCTTCCTCTTTTGATGAATCGAGGAAGATAACCCTTCCCTTGTCTGGTGCAGTTTTAATTGTTGTGGTTGCGGAGCCGCTTCCCACGGGGTCCGTATGAACTGGAGTCTTGAGCCCCACGTCCATCATTCCCAGAACTTCTATGCAGTCAGACGGAAGGTAGTACTTGTGGAACTCAATTTTCCAGTCATCAAAATATTTAGTAGTTATACCAGACGCATCTGTATACGAGACCTCCGTCTGGCCAGTTTCAGAATTGACAACCGTTGTCGTAGCCGCTGCCGTACCCACAGTGTTTGGGCTTATGATCGGTCGATCAAGAATAATCCCAGCCCCATCGATGTCGGGCCTATATCCGTCTGGCCACTCATCGGAATCTGTTCCGCCGTGCCTAGCCCCAAACGATCCTGTACCGTCTTCGCCGTGACCACCGTAAGGTCCACCATCATCTTGACCTCTATCGAAGATGCCTGTGATGGTAAACTCTAGCTCGTTTGTTCCATGGGCATGGCTAACCCTACTGGTCTGACTCTTGTTTTCACTTGTGTAGTCAAACACAAGCTTGTTTCCAAGCATCTCTCTTGTGGGGAGCGTGTTTTCGTCACCAACAAAAACTCCAATATTGCTGGAGTCATAGGTCCGGTCGTCAATACCAATTCGGAGCCTATTGGTGGTCCCGTTGCCAGTAATATCAGCACGAAGGGTAAGCTTAGATGTCTTCTGCCGAAAGAGCCAGGGGTATTGGCTGGAGATCTGCAAGTAGTGCCGATTAATTACCCGCGCCACTTGGTCCTTGTAGGCCGAAAGGTCGGGGTTGTAATCGAGCGCTGTGTTGACTTCTTGGGTTAGCTCTTTCAGATTCATTTTGGACCCCTAAAAAAGAAAACGGCTGCTGAGATAGTATACCCCAGCAGCCGAGAATGGACCGAGGTCCGGTAGCGAATATGGCTTAGAAGTAGCCCTGATCGGTGATCATGACACGGTTTGTTGCAGTAGTAACACCGTCGCTTGATCCGTCATCAGAGATGTAAATGCCACAAGGAGACGCAGCATCACCACCAGCAAAAAGGCTCGCAGCACCAGGAGTGGCCCCATCGCAAACAAGAGGCTCGCCAGGGCTAACGCCGCTAGTCAACAAAGCGAACGTGCAAAGTCCTGCTGTTTGAATCGTGATGTTTCCGGCCGCAGAAATGGTTTCAGTTGCGACACCAAACGCAGTTGGATCCAAAGAACTACCAGCAGCAAACTTCTTTACAGACGCACCACGACCATTGGTGGTACCTGAAAGGTCAATAACCACCCAGTCACCCTTGGTGATCGCTGCCGTACCGTAAAGTGTTACAAGCTTCTTCGGAAAATTGTCGACGCCATCGACGCCATCGATTTTATGTACTGCCATGTTGTCCTCCCTCTTTTGACTATATGGCTATGAAATAGGGTGGGGATCAACACGACCCCCACCCAAACTGTGGATTAGAACGTGTCCAGTCCGATTGCGAGACCGCTGGAGCCGAGGTGCTTAGCGATCAACTGACCACGGCACCGGAGCTTAGCGGCACGAACATCGTACTCACCCGACACAGTCTCGAAGTCCGAGAGATCGAAGAATCCCTTGGGATCCCAGAGGGTGTAGATGTCGTCCATGCTGAGCATGTAGAACGATGCCTCTTGGTCGGATGTACCGGAAACAGTACCAGAGTTGGGCATGAAGTACTCAACGTCGATTGGCACACCGTCCCAAGTCTGAGACACGCGACCACCGTCAAGCTTGGCGGTATCGATGTAGCGCTCAGAAGCAGACAGAGCACGCTTCAGGTTCTTGAATCCAGCGCGAGATGCAAGGATCACGTTGGGTGGGCCAGATGGCGACACAGCGTTGATCTCGACCATCAGGTCGTACAAGCCAGCGAGACCGTTCGAGTTGAACGAGCCAGCGCCATCAAACAGTTGGTTGTTCCAACCAGTCTTGTCCTTGTAGGTAGACTTGTCAACACCGCCAACGCTGTTGGTCTGACCAGAACCATACGCGCCTTCCTCGAGGAAGCCGGTGGTTGTGTCCATACCGTTCAGGGTGTTCCAGTCGTCCCAACCAGCGACAGAGCCTTGGACCATTTGCTTGACGTACTCACGCTTGAGTGCGTTAGCGGTCATCTTGACGCGGCTTTCGAGAATCGAAAGAATCGCGGCATCGCCTTGGTTGATAAGCTCTTCTTCTGAAGAGATTGCGATGGGACGAACAACGTGTGCCCACTCGTATGAGGCAGGCTGGAACACATCTTCGACGCTAAGGTCGATGCGCTCGTAGCCGGTCTGCATCCGGGTAGTCGACGAGTGCTCACCGAATCCAAGCGGGATGACGATACGAGTACCACCTGCTTGAACGGGCTTGCCTTCACCGTGAACACGAGCAGATGCATCAAGGAATGCTGTGCTTGTGTGAACGTTGTCGCGCCACTCCTTCATCACGATGTGCATCGTGGTCGAGAGAAGCTCGTTTCCGATATTATTAAGTGCTGAACTAACGGCCATTTTTTTCTATTGCTCCAATAGGAGAGGGAAGGGATTAACGTTGTTGGGAGAATTTTCGGGCTGCTTCAGGGTTAGCTTTCAGCCATTGTAGAATAGCTGGTGCGCCCTGTTTCATAACTTCAGGAGGAACCTCTCCATTAGAGGGATTGCCACCCGAAACAGCACGACCAACACGCCGTGCAGACTGTTGACGGGCACGCTGCTCTTGGGCGGCTCTAGCTTGCTGCTGAGCCATCACGCGGCGTGCCTTTACAAGTTGGTATGCATCCTGCGTAGATACCGGAATACCGGAGTCTCCACGCTGACGAACGAGCCCTGCGACTTCCTTTTTGAAGCCTGCGTCCCGCATCTCTGGATGCTTATCGAGAAACTCAAGGTATGCGTTCTCTCGAGCCTTAACGTCGGCTGCTGCCTTCATCGGCTCAAGAACGGCCTGCATCCCCTTAGCGATTCCTCGCTGGATTCGGGCCTCTACACCTTGTTCTGTAAACACGTCTGGAAGTTCGCCCTCAGGCTCGGTGAGGAGCTTTTGGACTTCTGGGTCATCAACTAGCGATGCAAACTCAGACTGTCGCTTAGCGAAATCACGCTCAGATTGGGCGAGAGCGCGCTCGCGCTCCTCAATCTTCGCCAGCATGTTCTGCATTTCGGTCGTGTGTCGCTCTTGCTGCTGCTTACGATCAACGCGGAAGTTGTGAAGAATTCGACGAGCAACAGGCGGAAGATCTTTGAGATGGCTCTCATCGATTTTCTCGTAAAACCCATCGTGCTCAAGTTCTTCAATGTCGCTCAAGGCATCGTCAAGAGCACTAAAGCTTTTGTGATTAGCTACGGGCTCTGGCTCATCTACAAAAGAAGGCTCCACAGCGGGCTGGTCGTCGACTGCGGGAGCATTGTCATACTGCTGCTGAGCAGCAATCGCGTCAAGCGACTGATTTCCAATATCAACAAGCTCGGCAAGGTCACCCTGACCCTGCTCTGCCTGGACTTCGTTCATTTCATCCACAGGTTTCTCCAACCATCATTGTTTTTGAATCTACCACTTATTGTTAAAGTGTACAACATTATCCCATATTAGCAGCAAGCATTTGCTCATCTTGATCAAAAGTGCCTGGTGCCGGGGGCATTTCTGCACTTGCCGCATCAGGCATAACAGCGGGGGCCTGCATTGCCTCTACAAGCTTTTTATCCTTAGCCATCTTCTTAAGGGAGGCGGTTGCCTTGCGAAGCTCAGCGTCGGATGTAAGAGCCTCAAGCTCAATCCTATACTTATCCGCATAACTGCCGTCCTCAAGGATCTCAAGGGTGTCATTAAGCGCAACAAGGGGGGTGAACACTTCTGGTGGAAGGGGCTCGTCCCACTTTCCGCCGCCCTCAGATCCAGTCCACTCGATGTCTGGGATGTCTTCACCAGCGAAAACATCGAGAACGTTGTTGAACTCAGAGAGAAGCGTTTGAATGGCGTCAACGCTAAAGGGCTTTTCCGGTTGAGGCGCGGCTTGAGCCATGATCTCTTGATCGAGCATGGCCTCTTCCTCCTCAAGGGCTGTAATGTCGTCAGGCGTTGGAGCCCCACCGGGAGGCATTGGCTCACCGCCGGGAGGCATCTCTCCCGCCATCTCAAGATAAGCGTCGGGGTTAGCTTGAACGGCCTCTTCGTATCCAGGCTCACCAGGGTACGGAAGGTTCTGTCCTGTTCTTGGATCAACTGGCATTTTTAGCTCCTTTTCGTAGACTAAAGTCTACCTTGGTCTTTAGCTTTACGATACGCCGCAAATTCTGGAGAATTGTCCAATCTGTCGACATAATCGTTGTATTCCTTCTCTTCAGCTTCACGCTTATTGTCAAACTGGGAGAATATTTTTTCTGCGTCGTAGTCACCCTCTACCGGCGTAAGTCCGCGTTGTTTACAAATTTCGCGACGATGCGCTTTGCTTTGAAGCATAACACCAAGGCCGCGATCATAGTATGGAAACCGTTCACTAAACCTATCAATTCGGGCCATTGGGCGCCATTTGCAACCAGAAGCAGAGCACTCTGGGCAGTCCTGATTGTCCTCGACAGAGCCGCCCTTAGAGTGGTCGATTATCTCTTCAAACATGTGACTGCATTCACGGCACTCGAACTGATGCATAGACAATCCACGCTTCTCAGTGCTGTACTTCTTAGTCATAAACTTAGCATCGCTGTTTTGATACTTTGAAAGACTTATTTTGTACACAGCCTCTTGGCCGCATTCGGCGCAATCGACGGTTTTTGGGCGAGAAGAGGCATTGAAGAGTCTGTCTGCGCTCCAATCACAAGATCCGCATTGATAATTATACAGTGGCAACTGGCGCTCCTGAGGCTGATACCATCGATGCAATCATTTCAGCTTGCTGCTCTGGAGGCAAGGCCTCAAGTTGATCCAACATCTGCTGCATCTCTGGGTCATTGGCAAAAATATCCCGCAAAGCAAGGATTGCCTGGTCCGGCGGCATCTGCAAAAGCTGGGACAAGTCCGGCCCCGGCGCACCTTGTGGCGGCTCGGCGGCGGGCATCGGGGCGGCAGGCTGAGCCATTGCTTCTGGTGGGACTTCTGTGGCCTGAACCATCGCCTGGTCATCACCAACCTGGCCTTCAGCCGCAGCCTGATCAGCTTCTTCCTGCATTTTCGACTCAAGCTCATCTGGATGAAGGTCTTTTGGAAGCTCAAACTTCTCAACAATAGCCTTCATGTATGCTCTGGCCATTGCAGAGTTGGGTCCACCTTCGACAACGGCGCTCCAAAGCATAGTGAATGGTTCAAGCAACCCAAGGAGGTTCTGCTGCTTAGCAACATCGTCCATTGGTGCGCCGCCACCCTCGACAAAAGTAATATCAAAAGCAGCATCAAGGTCTTCAACAAGAACCTCAACAAACTCCCTGCGGTCACGAAGGATGAGCTTTTCTGCCTCGATCTTTGTCGGTTCCATTTCATCTTGTTCAAACTCTACTGAATCCGTAGAAACAAAGGGCTCTTGCTCAGCGTCGTCTCGCTGCTCCTCAGCCATGTCTGACTGCTCTTCGCTCTCCTCTGTCTCTTCTTTCTCTTCGGCCTCATCTCCCAACTGCTCTCCAGTGGGAAGTGCGCCAACCTCAGCAAGGGACACTTCTTGGTCTTCGTATGCCCCAGCAGAGTCACCAAGGTCCTGCATGCACGAGATGAGCGCCCTCAAAACAACACTAAGAAGCTGAACAAGCCACTCATCTTTGATTGATGCGTGCATTCCAAAATCAGACTCTGTGTACTGCTGTACCGCCTGAACTTCAAACGCCGTTGCCTTGGTTACAATTCCGCGAGCAGCAGGAGACATTCCGATGTTTCGCTCAAGGTCTTGAGCAACAATATCCATGTAGCGGTCGATATTCGCGCTAATCGGAGCGTTCATAATTGGGACAATGGCATCACCAAGTGGGCGGTCGTAATCTGAATCCAACTGTAGGATAAGGCCATCGTTACCTTCAGTCAGGTCGGTCAACTCGTCTGCACCAAACGTGCCCTTTCGGGTCACATACTGGCGCGTGTCTTTTCGAGAAGACATGGCCATAAACGAGCGGTACGAGTTTAGCTCCTTAATCTGCGGCAAAACTCGTGCGGAGTGAGCGAGACCTCGAAGTGGAAACTCTGGCTCATGGTTGAAGATGAGTGGAACAATATGAGGAAGCGGGTCACCGTCTACGCCAGCAAATGGCAGCGGGCCCATCCAAACCGGCTTCTCAGACATCTTGCCCTGGCCAAGGATGTAAATCTCGAGACGGCCCTCGTATACGATGTCTGGGTTTTCTGGATCAGACCATGTGTCGCGCATGTTGCAGATCTCAAGAACACGAACAAAT